CGGGGGGAACACAAACCGAAAGCGGGAAGATTGAGCTTGCCGCATGGTGCGACCAGCTGCCGCCGGAGATGAAGGCCAACCCCGATTCCGCGGCGAAGCTTGCGAAATACCAGAAGGTGGGCGACATGGTAAAGGCGTTCCTGGAGTTGGACGGAAAAGCCGCTTCCGGGGGTATTCCCGGAAAGGACGCGACGCCCGAAGAGCTCGCGGCTTACTGGGAGAAAGCCGGACGGCCCAAGACGGCGGACGGATACTCCTTTGCCAAGGACAAGGAGCGGGACGGAGCGCTGTTCGCGGAGGCGGCCCACAAGGCCAACCTTACCGCGGCGCAGGCGGAGGCGCTGTTCAAGAATCTGAACGAGGCGGGCGCGGCGCGGATGAACGCCGCAATGCAGGCGCAGGCCCGGCAGATGAAGGACACGGCAAACGCTTTAAGCGCGGAGTTCGGCTCCAAATACGCGGAGAAGATGGAATTGCTTACGCGGGGATTGGCTGCGGCCGGTCCGAACATTGGCAATATCATACGCCAGGCGGGACTGGCGGGCAACCCGGAAATAGTAAAAGCCTTCATTGCCTTCGGAGAGATGACCGCGGAAAGCGGCGCCGCCAGAGGCAAGGGAGCGGGAGAATCCCTCAAGTCCATAAAGGATGGCGGGACTCTCGATTTTAAAGACATTTAAGGAGTAAAAATAAATGCCTACATTAAACATGGAAGATCAGATGACCGCGCTGGAAATCGCAAGACGTGCCAACGCGCCTGAACCTTTCTTAATTCACGAATTGTTGCGCATGACTAACGAAATGTTAATCGACGTGCCGGCCTACGAGGCCAACAATGCGGTTATCAACGTTACGTTACAGCGCACGATTAAGGCGGTCGGTGAACACCGCATTTACAACCAGGGCGTCGGCAAAGTCGCCACGCAGACCACGCAGGTGCAGGACCGCATCGCCGTCCTGTCCGCTTACTCGCTGGTTGACGCCAAGATGATCGAGCATTCCGGAAACAAGAACGCGGCCCTCATGAGCGAAAGCGCAGCCATCGTTAAAGGAATGGGACTGACGCAGGCGAACACCATTATTAACGGCGACGGAAACAAGAAAGAGGAGTTCGCCGGGCTTATGTCCAGGCGCAACAGCCTCGCGGATCCCAATGTGATCAGCGCCGTCCCGAACCCCGGAAACGGCAGCGAGTTTACCAGCATATTCCTGTGCGCCATCGGCAGGGACTACTTCCACCTGCTTTACCCTAAAGGCTCTAACAGCGTCGGCGTAAAAAGGGAGGACCGCGGGCTGGTCGACGCGCAGGACGCGGACAAAAAGGAATACCCGGCTTACAAGAGCTACTTCGAAGCCCAGTACGGGATCTGCATTAAAGAGCCGTCCGCCGTTATGCGCATTTGCAACATTCCGAGAAACATCACCGGCGACGCGCTTGTCGACCTTATCATCGCCGCGAGGTACAAGATGCCCAAGGGCGCGTCAACCTACGCGATGTATTCAAACGTCGACATACAGATCAAGCTGGACAAAGCCGCGAGAGACAAGGGGAACGTCGTCTACACGGACAAAGACCCCTGGGGCAACCCCATCACATGCGTGCGCGATTTGCGCTGCAGGCAGATGGACGTCATCACCAACACGGAAAAAGCGGTCGCTTAAGGAGGGCGCGGAAAATTATGTTTGTAAATTTTTTGTACGACGCGTTAAACGACTTCGGGAAGCTTACCGCCGCGGGCGACTTTCCGAACGTCATGAACATGGGCGAGGCCTCGTCAGAAAGGCTGGCCGTCGACCTTAAGCTGCCGGCGGGCGCGCTGGCGAGCGGCTCCGTGACTCTTTCCGTAAAGGGGAGCGACACGGAGGGCGGCACTTACTCGGTCATCGTTACGGGAAGCGCGGTTTCCGCGGCGGACCTTTCGAAGGACGGCTATTCCCTGCCCATGCCGAAAACAAAGTTTAAATTCCTGAAGGCGTCGCTTTCGGGGACTTTCTCGGGCACGGTGCAGGCGCTCATCAATTCCTACGTCGGGATTTAAGGAAGGGCTAGGGTATGTTCGATATAACCAAATGGTTTAAAAAAGAAAGCCAGATTGACGTTAATGTCCTACAGTCCTCGGAAAAGGACGAACTCCTAAAAATCGCAAAAGATAACAAAATCAACGTCGATGACAAGGCGGAGAAAGGCGTAATCATCGAGGCGATTAAGAAGTTCGTCGAGTCGAAAAGAAAGGAAGACGGGCCCGACGAGGAGAAGGTCTACCAGTACATGTGTCGGGAAGAGTGCGTTTACCTCGGCAAGTTTCGAAAGGCAGGCGATATTATCACGCTTCCGGAGAGAAAAGAAATTCCTCATTTCGTTTATGTGGAGTTTGGAAAAAGAGAAGAAGAGAAGAACTAATTCCGGCCGCCGTTGGCGGACTCCGCGGCTTCAGTACCGCGGAAAAAATATTTGCAGGAGGGGATATGAAAAAATTATTGGTTTCTATCCTTATTGCCTTTTTCATTGCCGGCTTCATGCCGGCACAGGAAGGCTGCGACAAAGAAAGGCAAGTCGAGTTCTTGCCCTCTTTCGCATTGTCCGGAGACGCCGCGGAGATCCGCGCCGTTACACCGGATTCGGTTGTCATTCCGTTTTTAGCGGTTGACGTTCAATTTTCAGCGGTATTTGAGGATATCGTTCCGTTTTTAGCGGAACTGCCGGCAATAAGTAAAATTCCTGAAAAATTTCTTCGATGCGGGATTTGGGATGGAATTAACTATATGTGGGCTGTTGAAAAAACGGGCCTTATTAAGGAGGCGCTTACCCTCCGGGGGGCTTAACTTTAGCGCCCATTAATTTCCATTTTGGGCGCCGTTAACAGCAGGCCGCGCCGCCTCCCTCCGCCGTTGGCGGACCGGCGCGGCTATATTTCGCATTGGAGGTTTTTATGGACTACCTGATGCAGGCGTTTGAACAAGGACAGGCTAAAGCATTGTCCGACAAAGTTGAGAAGATTATCGCTATTACGGAGCGGATGGAAAGGATCGAAGGCGCCATCAGCAAAATTCAGTATAACAAAGAACTGGTAACGGAGGTTCCGGAAGCGTTGAAGACTCTTGGGGCAGCGCTGGACGCGGCTAAAGCGGAGTTGAAAACTGTATGAACATGAATTTAGGCATAGTCAACCGCGCGCGCTATGCAGCGGGTTTGATTAAAGACGACGAGGAAAGCCTCGGGCTGCTTTCGGAAAAAGACAAGGGCAGCGCCGACTCAAAAAGAAAAGAGCATTACGGGGTTTGCAAGTCCTTGTACCTCTCCACTTTCCTTGAAGCGGTTTCGGAAGTCCCCTGGACCATGGGGCGCAGGCGGAAGCGGCTTTTAAGGACTACCCTGCCCCACGGCGACTCGGGGTTCAGGTTCACTTACAACCTGCCTTTCGACTGCGCAAGGCCGGTCGAACTGTCGGACAAGGGGACTTACGTAATTGATGGGGACTTTATCTGCACGGACTCGGAGCGGGCCCAGCTGCTTTACGTTTCCAACGGGAAGCGTATTCCCCTCGATACGGAGTTCGAGGAAGTCAGCGTCGCGGACTTCGCCGCGGGGAATTACGACATGGTCCTTTCTCCCGGGCACGTCGACGAATGGGATCTGCCGGCGGACTTTACCGTCTCCATGGGCATTGAGGACTTCGCGGATGAAAATCCGGAGCCGCTGGGGTTAAAGAAAGAGGAATGGGATGAATACAACCCCCCGGAGTACGAGCCTAAGTTTTACGAGTACTTAGAGATGATGCTGGCCGCCAAGCTGGCGGTTAACAACACGGCGCAGGCGCGGCTGCACGACACGCTTATGCAAAAAGCCATGCTTATTAAGCAGGAAGCGATTAAATCAACCAAGAGCATTACGGCCAACAAGGACAAGCCAAGCACGCCGTGGGCGGAAAGGCTCGGCGTTAGTTTGGATTTTTAAATGGGAGTTGTGATGGGTTTGTTATTCTACATAAATACAGTAAGGGACGCCGTCAAGAGGGTGTTCTTCACCGTCTACGGTGTAGCCGTAAAATTTATGCTCCTCGCCGTCTACTTCGAGATAACCTGTTATAGCTATATATACTTTGCCGCGCGAAACCGCAAATCTTGTATAATATCTTTCTCTGTCTTCGCTGTGGTATTTGCCGTTTTTAAAACAGCCAAACTGCCCCATCATGTAAATATCACCTTCGGACACTGCGAAAGCGATTATAAATTTAATTTCAGGATAAATATATTGCTTTCCGTTTGCCCAATGACAAGTTATATCTTCAGTCATCGGCCTGCCGTCAAGAAACCAAGACGATTTACCTCCAATATAAATCTTGTTATGTTCAAAAGCAAAAATACCCGCGAAAAACCCTTCGGAGCCGGGCAGTTCTTGGCGTACTCCGTTTACCCAGTAGCAGGCCTTAATGACGGATCCGTCGGAATAATATCCGGGGATATAAACTTTGCCGTTAACGGCGTAGACATCCCTCATTATCCCGTCAGACGGGGGATTTTGCAGAACGCCGTTAACCCAGTAGCGAAGGCCGTCATCGGTAGTTCCGGAAACGTATACGTTTCCTTTGTCAATGGAAATTCTGCCTATGCCATAATATTCATAAACGAGGCCGGGAAGATCATAACGCTCGCCGTTAACCCAGTAACAGGCCATATAATCATCACCATCTTTGTAGTAACCGGCGGCGTAGACTTCTCCTTTTACCGCGGTTATGGATTTTACCTCAACGCCGTCAAGCTCAAGGCGTTCTCCGTTAACCCAGTAACAGGCCTTATCCTGCCCGTTGTCTTTAAAAGAGCCGCCGACATAAACCACAGGTTCGGTCGGTTCGGTTGCGTCGTTGCAGGACATAAAAACAATAAAAGAAAAAATTACGGCTATAAAAAGCTTTTTCATAAATACCCGCCTTTAAGGTGTGGAATAAACCATTATACCAGATTATCGGAGGAAAAATCATGGGCTTAATTACCAATTTCGCGAGCGGGGAACTGTCCCCGAATCTGTTCGGGCGCATAGACCTGCCGCAGTACCACAGCGCGGCGGCGCGGTTGGAAAACTGGGATGTTATCCCCACGGGAGGGATTAAACGCCGGAGCGGCATGCAGCGACTTCTCGAATTGATCACAAATGGAAAGACGCGGTTAATTCCTGTGATTATCAGCCGGGATGAAAAATATTTGCTGTTTTTTTCCCATGAGAAAATTACGGTTAGTAGGGCTGGTGGAACCTTCGCGATAGAGACCTTTACCAACGCGAACGTAAGCCCGGAAAGCCTATACAAAGAAAATGAAATACCAGAGGTCCAGTACGCGCAAAACCAGAACATGGTTATTTTCACGCACCAAAACCATCCGCCTATACAGATGTATTTTTTGCCAGACAATATAAGCATTAACGTTTTTAATATTAATACTCTTGTTTCATTTGAATGCGAGCCGGGCTTGCAACACGAATTTGCGATCGAAGAAGACAAATTTTATAAACTAGGCTATTTAAGAAACGAAGGCCAGTATCCGCGGAGCGTCGCGTTTTTTAACAACCGGCTGGTTTTTGCGGCGACTAAATATAACAAACAACGGTTATTTTTTAGCCATGTAAACAAAATTAATAATTTTTCTACTTACAAGACTATTGTAACGCCCGCGCCGAATATTGTCGAGGTAAGGGTTAAAATAACGGCCGGTTCAAAAAAGGTTCAGTTTGTTGATTTCGCGGAAGCGGAGAAAATAACAAACCCGGATTCTAAAATGTATTACACGGATTCACGGTTTTTCCCGGAAGGAACAACTATGGAAATATATCCATACGGTCAAGACGGAACACCTTACATGGAATTAAGCAAAATACCGCAAAACATAATCGGAATGGAACCGGCGCATTATGCGACGGTAAGAGCGGAATTAGAAAGCAAAGTTTTCGCGTTTGAAAACAAGAACGATTTTCCAACTATAGCAACTACTACAAGAATAGCTGAATTTACTTATGGTAGTTCTGGTGTGGGAGGTAGTTACGATTATATTTATCTTTATATAGGCGCTTCATTTTTTTATCTTGATGAGGGGGAAGGAACAAAATCCAGAAATTTTATTATATCACGATATTTTAGACAGAATTACGATCAAGATAAAGCAACGACAAAACAAAATTTGATTTCAACAATAAAAGCCGCTTGCGAAGAATATGCAGGAACATCATTTCACGGTAATATTAATGGTTGGCATGATAATGAAATTAACGCCGCCGCAGACGCCATAATAAGCAGTTCCGCTGATTATCTTAAATATGAGCATGAAAAACTTTCAAAAACTTATTACAACTATATGCCTGATATTAAACGCGAAGTTTTAAATGACCTTGCATTTAACGCAACGATGGAAGTTTACCTTACTTTATACACGAAAGAATTCAAAAAAGAGGACATGGTAACACCCGACTGCGGCTTCACTTTCGAGCCTTCGTCCGGAACTAACGACGCGATCAAATGGCTGTCCGTTAACAGGGGCATCATCGTGGGGACGGAGCTGTCGGAGTTTTTTATCCCTCCGGACATACACGCGAATAACACGCAGGCGGTTGCCCTTTCAAGATACGGCAGCGACGACATACAGGGCGCCGCCATCGGCGCGGCGACGGTTTTCTTCCAGTCTGGCAGAAAAGGGCTTGTCGAGTACTACCCCAACGATTACGACCAGTTCCGCGCAAACAACATGGCGCTGTTAGCACAGCAAATGTTACACGAAAGCCCGGCGAAGGAATTCGACTTCGCGACGGCGCCTTACACGAGGCTGTACATTACGCGCGAGGACGGGACGCTTGTTACTCTCCTGTACGAACGCGGTACCGGGACTTTCGCATGGAGCCGTATCACGACGGGCGAAGCGGTCCGCGACACGGTAACGCCGGAGGAAGTGGAAGAGGCGCGAAGAAACCACAGGGACCCGGACGCAGACGATCCTTACCGCATTTCCTATCACGCGTCCAGGTCTTTCGTGCCGCCGACGAGGCTCAAGCGCTTCGTCGAGGGGAAGGTCATAACCTGCGCGGTGCTGCCCGGCGAAGACGGCTTCGACGACGTATACCTCATCGTGAAAAGAAAAGACAAATTTTTCCTTGAGCGGATCAGGGAGAGCGGGACGGTTTACCTTGACAGCTGGAAGGAATGGAAATACGCGAACGAGTCTGAACGGCGCGCGCTCCTGGACTCTTACGACGCGGAGACCGCGGGCGTTTATGACGAGGGGAAAAACGAGTTTTTTAAATTAAGCGCCAAGACCGGGGAGCTTCCGGCTTCGTCCGGACCCGGGAACAGGCGTTACATAGGGTACCCGTACAAGAGCGTTATGAAGTCGGTGCCGGTATTGAAGAACGAAAAGATGGAGCCTGTAAGCGCGAGCGCCATGAACGTAAGGCTTCACGACAGCTACATCCCGTACATAACCTTTCAGGGCGACGCCGTAGAAGGCGAACCGGGAAAGGCCGTTTACGACGATTACGTCATCAGGGAGCCGGGGATTTTAAGCGGGCAAAGCAGGAATCTTCAGTTTTATATTACGCATAACACGCCTAACAGGTGCTGTATGCTGTCGGTTTATACGGAGGTGTAAGGATGTGGTTGTTGGCGATGGGTTTGGGCGCGTTGGCCGGCGGGCTGCTGGGGGCATGGAACACGGGGCGCGAGAGGCGCAGGCAGTTAGACGAGATAGCGCGGAACAAGCAAAACGCGCTTGACGCGTACACTTACGGCAAGACGTTAAGCGACACGCAGTACGGCATACAGAAGGGCGAGGCGCTCTGGCAGATCGGGATGCAGGACAGGGGATTGCGCGAGGGCATGGGGCAGTTTACGGACGAATACAACACTCACCTCTTGGCCCGGGCCTACGGGGAGCAGGACGCGCGGATACAGAACGCTTCAGGGATAGGCGCTTCTTTGGCGCAGGAAGGCATGAGCGGGACGCGCGGGAACGAGGCGAACCAATTAATGCGCGATTACGCTGCGAGCAGTCTTGAAAACCAGATTGGCGTTCAACGGCAGCAGGACGCGAACGCGCTTGCGGGCACGGTAAGCGGCGCGAACCGTTCCATCGCGGCGATGGCGCACGAGAGGGCTTCCTGGGATCCGGGCGGGCACAGGTTTGAAGCGAAGACGGCTAACGACGAATACAACAGGCTGATGATGGAAATGGGGCAGGCGAACTACCAGTGGCAGATGGACGACATTAATAAACCTGAAAACCAGTTTCTTGATTACACGGCGGGGGTTTTCGGCGGCGCTTCGTCGGGGATGGGCTTCGGCAAGAGCGTTTACGATTACGGGTATAACTGGTGGGGGAAGAAATAATGGGTTATCAGCGGGCGACGATTATGGACGCGTTTAACGCGGTTAATCACTTCGGGCAGCAGGCGTTGGGGTATATGGACGCTTACAAGCGGGAGGAGGCTGACGCCTTTATGAGGAACATTCCCGCAGAATTTCAAATGGACATGCAGAACCACATGAGGGACAACCCGTTTAATTATCAGGGCGATCCGGACAACAAGTACGGGCTTGAGGATTACACCAGGGAATACATCGCGGAAATGAACGATTACGCGGACAAATGGTACAAGGACAAATTCGGCGGCAAGGGCGGGATAGGCTATTACGCGCGGGCGAAAGAGCAGATGCAGGCGCAGGCGAAGATATCGACGCGTAACATGGCGCTGGAGAAACAGGACGAATGGCGGGTGCAGAGGGGGAAGATAAGGCTTGAAGAAAACAACCGAAAGTACATCGAAGGGATGAATAACGGCGACTTAACCCCGGAAGAGGCCTTAACCGCGATTTACAATAACATTGATATGCACGGTATAGAATTTGAAATTAATCCGCATGTTAAGAATGAGATGCGGAAGGCAAACACCGCGGCGGTGTTTCAGGAATACGCTTCAAGCGAGATGGGAAAGGAAAAATATGTCAGCGGCCTGGAAAGCGCGATGGAGAGAATCAATAAAGTTTTTTCGTCCATCTCATTTTTAAAGCCGGAGAAGACTTTCACATATGATAAAGACGGCAACGTCACCGGGTCGATAGAAAGCCCGTGGAGTTTTGACAAAAAAGACGAATATGAAAAGGCGCTTATCCAGCAGCATACGAACCGGATACACAAGCAAAACGAGAACAAGATTTTGGAAGCCGACGCCGTTTACCGGGCGCTGATGGAAAAGGCCGCGCGGGGAGACACGACCGCGGCATGGGAAGCCGAAAGGATAGCGGCGCCGTACCGCAGGGGCGTCCAGAACGATTTAAGATACGGCAAGAAAGTAACGGAATACGCGGACGGCTTTAAGGACGTGATACCCGGGCTGTTCGGCGAAAAAGACGGGCGCGGATCGGGCCACGGTGGCGGAAGCGGAAATCTTGACCTGTCCTCTCTTGATTATACCGTCCTCAAAATGTACGAAGGCATTGTCTTCGGGACGGCAGGAGTGTCGTTTAACGAACTTAGCGAGGGCAAAGGCGAAAGACTGGTAGCGCCGTTAAAAGCGGAGATTTGGGCGTTGGCCGCGGCCGGGGATCCAATACACCAAAGAAACAAACAATGGATTGAGCAAAACGGAGACTCCGCGCTTCTTTCGCATATAGGCTTCTCAATACTGGAAAACCCCGAGAAGTATTTGCCGAGACTTATTGCGAACAACGCCGGCGCAGCGCGGTACTTGTCCAATGACGCTTTGGACGTTATTAAAGCGGAAGCAAGAAGATCAAATAAAATATTTGATAGAAGAGAAGGAAGGGGAAAATTAAACCAGGAACAGTTATTCAACATGTGGGACCTTATACGCGACTGCGCGCGCGAGGACAATAACGGTTTAAGCGACAGGGAATACATTGACCTTATCGACCGGGAACTGGACTTGATCATTGTTAACGGAATTTCGGAATCGCGAAAAGCGAAAGTTTCCGACGAGAATTCAATGGCCAAGGCGATGTGGAAATGGCAGGAAGACCCGAATGCGGTTTTCACTTTCGGCACCGATACGCCGCGGTACAGGAACGAGTCGTTTAAGAGGGACGCGGAGGAATGGACGGAGAAGGAACGGGACAGGCTGACGGCGAGAACAGGGAAACCGTTGAGGTTTGTAAAATACGACCAGGAGCCGGGAAAACAGAGCGACATACATGTGAAGGGAATATACGAAGACGTGGACGGCAACCAGTACCGGAGCGTCGCGGTATCAAGCGACGGCGGCAGGCATGTGACGATCAGAGACGAGCGCCGGCAGCTTCTTGAGGATGGAAGGCTTGGCGACTGGCAGCCGTGTGAAACAAGAAGCGCCGCCGGGACGCGGGAAGAGCCGTCCGCGCTGGAAGAAGCGAGAGAAAGGAGAATGGACGAAGCCGAAGCGAGATCAAAATTTGTCTCAAACGGGAAAATACCCGCCGACAAAAACGGCAATCCGGTCGCTGACTGGAAAACGCTGGACAGGGGAATGCAGGTGCAGTTTCTGGAAGACTGGTCCAGGGATCCGAACAGGCCCGCGCCGCCGCCGTCCGGAGTGCCGTATCCGGCTGAAGAATGGAAAGAAAGATGGAAGGGCATGAACCAGAAAGAAAGGCTGAATATGTTATTTGAAATTTACGGGAGCGGAAAATGAGCGATGCTTATATGCAGAATCCGGAAGAGTATGACTTAAAGAAAGTCCGGCAGGCTGCGAGGACTTCCGCTTACGAGACAGCGAAAGAAAATTCTTTTAATGAACTTCAGATAAAAGACCAGCGCCCTCCGGAAATTACAAACGACGAATTCCTGTCTTTATACGATCACGTGCAAAACGGCAGATTGACTTCGCAGCAGATGTCGAGGCTTATGGCCTGTATGTCCATTTCAAAACAAATGGATTTGCCGCTTGATGAGGTTGTGTCCAATCCGGAATATTTCTTGAAACAGTTTAATATTGACGCAAAAACGGTTCCTGAAGACAAATGGTACACGGCCGTGTATAACGCAAAAAAACGCGGAAGCCTAAGCACGGCGATTACGCATAACTGGGCGAAGGTCCGCGAAGCCGAAAAAATGGGCGATAAAGCGACAGCCGATTATTACATGAAAGAGATTGAGGCGTTTGAAAAGGAACAGGAAAGCTATATTGACCACTACGAGGATAAAAGGTTTTTCCTTACAAAAGGCCTGGCCTACGCCGCCGAATCGACTGATTATATGATTTACATAAGCGGGGCGACAGTTCTTGGAAGCATGATAGCTCCGGGCATTGGTACCGCCGCCGGGTTTTTGTCCGGATGGCATTTTAACCGCGACAGCGAATACGGGACGTTAAGAAAAGCGGGAGTAAAACCGGAAATCGCGGAACTTACCAGCACATGGGTAGGCGCGGTACAAAGCGCGATTGAATCATTGGTAGGGCGCGGAACCGGAAAAATTATGGAAGTGGTTGGTGAAAAAACCGCCGCGAGGTTTATTACTGACAAAGTTGTGGGCAGCATATTAAAAAAAATACATCTTACCGGAGTTCCTTATACAATAGGAAAATTCATGCTTGGCAACCTTTGGGAGTCCGTCGGTGAAGGCATGGAGGAAGTAGAACAGGCGCTGACAAGCCGGGCGGGATTATTTGCCGCGCGCGGCATCCAGATGAAAGAATTGGAGAAAGCCCTTGCCAATCCCGAAAGTCCGGAAAGCAAAAAGCTCTTGTCTATGGCGCAGGACATTATGCTTGAAGACTCTATCAGGCAGATGGCGGAAACCGGAACGCTGGAAGCGAAGGCGCAGCTGCTGGAACTGGACGTAAAAATAGACGACTGGGACACTTTTTATAAGGAACTCTTTAAAGAATTTGAAGGCGGTTTTTTATCTTCCCTGGTATTACAGGCCGGGGACGTCGCATTGAAGGGAAGCTATAAATTCTTTACCGGGGAATCCCCGTTCCAGCAGGCGAAAGAACTTCGCGCCGCGGCTGAAGCAATCCCGGTTAAAGAGATTTATTTGGCGGCGACGGAAGCCAGCGAGATACCGAAAGCCGTGAGGGAAAACGTTTGGGAGTCCGCCAGGCGCGGTCAAGAGGCCGCAGAGGCCCGCGTCGCTTCGGAGTTAGGAGAAACCACGGGCGGCGCCGGCTATGAAGAGAGAAAGGATCCGAAAACCGGCGAAGTTATCCCGTTAGGCGAAACGTACAGAAAAAAGAACGGGCTGCTTCATACGGAACTGGACGAGAAGCGAGGGATATTTAAAGTCGGCGATCCCAGGGTAGAAGGCGGAAACAACCTTTATTCCCATATTGAATATAATCAGGACGAAGACGGGACGGTCCGTATAAAAGAATTCCGCGTCCGTGACAAGCTGGACTCTCCGGAGTTCCGGCGGGAAGTGTATGACCGCTTCGCGGAAGCTTTTGCCGGGCATAATATTTTGTGGGACAAAGAAGGAATGTCCAACCGCGAAATGGAAATTCGCGAGGATCTGGAAAAGGGCAACCCTTACGGCACGGGCCTTAACTATTATCCGGAAAAAATAAACCTTGCCGATGAGATTGTCGATACGGCGGCGAAGGGCGACACGGCGGAAGCGGCGCGCGCGAAAATGCGCTTCGGCGAACAGATGGCGAAATATTTGCCGGGCAGTACTGAAGCGAGCAGGTCCGGAGCCGTAAGGCTTATCGACCGCATAGGCAGGGCCTACGGGTTAACTTTCGACAAATTTCTTGAAAAGTTACGCCTTGACCAAAATGAAATCTTCACCCATGAAGCCGGGAAAGACGTGGAAGAGGAGAATAAAAATCGGGCTGAACAGAAGGGTAAAGAAGATAATGTTAGAGGCGCCCTGCAAAAGCTGATGAGAAAACTTGACGCGGACATGAAGTCCGTGGAATACAGCGTCGTTTACCTTGATCCCAAGAAAGCGGATTTTTCAACCGTCATTCATGAAATGAAACACGCGGTCGACAATTTCCTTGAGAAATACGATCCGGAACTTTTTAAACGCATAATGGACGCTGCGGGCGAATTTGATCCCGCCGTCCACGGTGAAGACGAATACAAATGGCGCCGCGAACGTTCCGCATACGCATGGGAGAATTACCTAGAGACCGGCGAAGCGCCTACTCCGGAACTTAAAAGCCTGTTCCAGCAGATGAAAGAATGGCTTAAGGAAATTGTCAAGTATTTGTTCGGACTGCGACGCCTTACCCCGGAGCAGAAAGAAGTGTTTGACGAGCTTCTTTCCAAGGCCGACAAGGTCGCGGCGGAACTGGACGGCGCCGGACAACAGCAGGAAACGTCATCAGTGAACGCCGCGGCGGGCCCGCAAACGGCGAAAGGAGATGGTTTACAGAACGTAAACTTGGACAATGTTGGACAGCAGCAGAAAACGACAGAAAAGACTGACGTAACGAAAGAAAATAGTGTCCAAACGTTAGAAAATAATGTTGAAACGAAAGAAAAAACAAGCGAGGTGTCGGAAAAAACTGACGAAACGAAAGAAAAAAACAGCGGCAAAAAACAGAAGAAAAGCGGCGTGGACGCTTCCGGATTGACCGCTTGGCGGGAACAATACGCTGCCGCGAAAAAGATTTATGGGGACGCCGATACCAGAAATATCAATGGCATTGAGATTCCAGGCCAATACGTGATGTTGGAAGCGGAAGTGCCGATGGCTTCTTTTGACGAAGTTACATTTCAGCCGACGCCGGGCTTCCCAACCGTGGACGGAAAAAACACAAACAGCAGAGATTATTTTCATGACAAAATGGCAAAGGAAGCTGTAATTAAAATCGCTAATAATTTTGACAGTAGGGCGTTGGAAGATATTCCTATAGTATCAAAAGATAAAGTCGTAGTAGACGGCAGCAATCGTACAGGGTCAAGCAAATTGGCGGCGAAGAATAACACTGACGAAAAGTATTTGAATTCGTTGCCGCAAAAATCAAAAAAGTTCGGATTCAAAAGCGACGCCAGCCAACAGTTTAACCATCCAAGAATTTATTTTGAAATCGAAGTGGACGGCCAATACGACGCCGCTTTATTTGATCAATTTAACCAGTCAAGCAAAAAAGCCATAGACCCGGTGGAAACCGCGGTAAAAATGACAAAACTGATAAAGGACAACACGGTAAAATCGGTCGCCGCAGCCATTAAAGAAAAAGACAGCATTGATGAATTGTACCAGGACAAAAAGGCATTACAGGAAATATTTAACACATTAAAAACTGACAAGCTCATCGGCGAATACGACATGCCGCAGTACTTTACCGAGCAGGGAGGGATAACCGGCGCCGGTGAGGACCTGCTGGAAAACTCGCTGTTAGGCGCAACTCTTAAAGAGGACAACATACGCGTATTGAGCGACGTCAAGGGCCTGCGCCGGAAGCTCGCGAGGGCGCTCCCCTACCTGGTTGAAAACAGGGCGATGGGGGAATATTCCGTCATTCCGGAGGTGAACGAGGCCGTCCGCATCGCGGCGGAGGTTGAGAAGAATCCAAAGACTTGGCCCAACGTGGAGGAATGGGCGGCGCAGGCCGATTTTGATTTTCTTGAGCAGAGAAACCAGATAGCCGTAGAGCTTGCCAAGCAGCTCGTGGGGAAAAACCAGTCGGGGTTCGCCGACATGATGGGCGGCCTTAACGCGGTCCTTACCGATGCCGCTTCCGGACAGGCCGACATGTTTGCCTCGGGCGTAGAGAGCAAAGAGAACATCGTGCGCCGCTATCTTGGAATAAAAGCGGAGATAGCGGCAGTACGGCAGGCGAATAATAAAATTATCAATAACGAAAAAGCGCCGATGGCCGAAAGGAACGCCGCGGCGATGGACAATGCCGGGCTTGCCAAACTTGAGGCGGATCCTCCGGCGTTGTTTCAACTTGCCGTCCACGCAAGCCCGTACATTTTTGACGAGTTTAACAATTCATACGTTGGCAGCGGCCTGGGACAACTTGGCATGGGGAATCTTCATCACGGATGGGGGCATTACTTATACGGTCAGAGAGAAGCTGCAGAGTGGTTTAACAAGGCTATATCTAAAGTTAAAGGCGTTGAAGGGCAACTATATGAGGTTGACATTCCCGGCGACGAGAAACTGCTGCAATGGGAAAAACCGATATCCGAACAGGCGGACGCGGTGCAACAGGCGGCGGACAAACTTATTACCTGGAATAAAAACGGCGTTTCTGAATTTAACAAGACTTACAATATAAAGAAATTTAAAGACGGCAGTTACGGGTTTTTAAGGTCTATCAACGGAAAAGCGAAATGGGCTACCGTTGAAAAGGCGCAGGCAGCCGCGAAAGAAGAGATTAAGAAAACTTTAACCGGAAAGGAATTTTACACCGTTCTGTCGCAAAAAATCGGCGCGAGAGAAACGTCGCTTTTATTGGACCACCTGGGCGTAAAGGGGACAAAGTATTTTGACAAGAGCACGGAAAAAATAGGGGTGCCGAGGGATTTTAATTACGTCGTATTTGGGGACAGCGATATTAATATTACGCGGACGTTCTTTCAGACGGCCTACCACGGCAGCCCGTACAGGTTTGACCGCTTCGACGTCTCGCACATGGGCGAGGGAACTGGCGGGCAACGGTACGGTTGGGGGCTGTACTTCGCGAGCAAAAAAGATATCGCGGAACATTACAGGGAAGTAACGTCAAGAGAGCATAGGACGTTTGAATACGGCGGGGAGCAATATAAAGAAAAAATAATTCACAATGATCAATTATTTGTCAATTCAAAAAAAGAGGCGATAAGCACAGACAGCGCTCTATATGACGTTTTGCAAAAACTTGTCAGATACGACAATAGGGATCATGTGGAGATGATGCTCAAAGAACGTATAGAAAAAGGTTTTGCGGGGAACTATGAGGAACAGTTAAAAATTCTTGGTGAAATAAAAATAAATGAAGGCCAGCTCTACGAAGTTGACATCCCGGGCGAAGAGGAAATGCTGGACTGGAATAAAAAGCTGCCGGAACAGCCTGAACAAATTCAGAAGCTTATTTATAAATACGCGGATAAAATGTTTAACGCCGGTTGGACAAACCCGGTATTGGTTAACAGGACAGGAAAGGAGTTATACCAAGAACTGTCATGCAGAAAGGCAAGGGCAAAAAGACCGGGCGGGTTTTTTGAAGGATTTGACAGGGACGACAGGGCAGCTTCGGAGTATCTTAAATCCATAGGCATAAAGGGCATCAAGCATTTTGACAGGGAATCGGATAACTACGTCATTTTTGACGATAATGAAATAAATATCAGCAGGACGTTCTTTCAGCTTGACGAGGTAAACGAACAATTTAACAATGAACTTGAACAATTTTTAGAAGGGAATCTGAAAGATGGGCATGTTTTTACGCTGGGAGTGCCGGGCGAAATATTGCAAAGAACAGGTTTCCCGAAAGATCAGAATATTGAGCTTGCCGCCAAGCGGCTTGAAGAAAAATCAAAAGCCAAACATCATCCGTTTGATCCGAAAGACTTGAAAGACCTTGCCAAGAAAATAAACGAGCCAGTCGCGGTGTTTTCATACGGCGATAAAACAAAAGCCCAAAACGTTATTATTGATATACAGCAAAACGGCAAAAACTATTTAATAGGGATACATTTTGACCAGGAATACCGGGGAGTAAAAGTATCGGATATCCGCACTATTTACGGCAAGGACAACCACGAATGGATGAACTGGATAAATCAGGGAAAGCTTCTGTACGCCAATACGGAAAAGCTCCATGCTGTCGTAACCCAACAGCGGAGCAATACCGCTGAGGTGAGCTATTTAAGCATGGAGCCTGTTGAAAAGATAATCCAAAATAACGCAGGTGTCAAGGATTATTTCCCGTCTTTCAATACGGAAACGGACAACTTCAAACGATGGTTTGAGGATTCAAAAGTAACAGACGAGAACGGAAATCCGCAGGTGCTCTACCATCAGACGCAGAACGATTTTGAAGTGTTTGATCCTAGGCGCGGCGGCGCCGGGCAGTTTGACAACGAGACGCCGTTCGGGATATTCCTCAAGCCGAATGACAATGACATCGGCCTGCCGGGGAAAAAGCAGATGGCGCTTTACGCGCGGATAGTCAATCCCTTGCTGGTATCCGACAGAAACGACCTGCGGCAATACCTGGAAAAAAATATCGCTGGTTATTCCGATCTCCGAAGTCAATATGAAAATACCGATAAAACTTTTCAATCGCGTTTAGACGCGCTGCAAGAGGAATTTGACAAGCGCTTTGAGGAATGGGAAGCGGAACATCCGGAAGCCGGAAGCGATACCCATGAGGGGCTTGATAAACGTCAGGAAGCCATAGACAGAATTGAAAAAGAAATAGGCCTTGATAAAATATTCCCCGAATGGCATGAAGCGGGAAATAAGCTTTCCGCGCGAATGAAAGAATTGGCAGACCAACATTTCAGAAATAGCGAGTATGACGGGATAATTCTTGAAAAAGACGAAGGGGCTATCGGCAAAAAAACCACTAAAACTTTCATCGCGTTTGATCCCAATCAGGTAAAATCGACGGATAACGCCGGGACTTTTGACCGGAATAACGATAATATTTTCTTCCAGCTTGACGACGAAACGATTGAAGACGCGTCGCAGTACGATTCATGGGAAGAGTTCCGGGACAGCGTCGAACCAGCGGAAGCTTCAGACGCCGACAACGCGTGGTATAAATCGCTGTGGGAAGATTCAAGAAAAATCCATAAAGAAACTTTTTTCCAGGACGACGAAGAAACGGGCCGAGGAAAGGAACTGGACAACCGCTTCTACAAGGCCGCCGACGAGAAGTACCTGACGGGCGCCTTGAAAGAGCTTATCCGCATTCACGAAGACCAGACGCTGGAGCCGGCGAAGGAAGAGGACGCCGCGGCGCGGGAAGAATACCGCCGCGTTAA